GATCTAGATCAATGGGGTTATAGAACAGCCAAAAAATCTTGGACAGTGAGGTATTAATGAAATTATTAATTGGATTATGTGGCTACATACTTTTAATGTTAGGGGTAGTTTTAGCATTACATCATGACATGACTTTAGGAATATTAATTACAGCAAGTGGTGTCTTTATGTTTTGGGCAATGCTACCAAGTGTCGACCAAAATGAAAGATTGAGAAGATACGAAAGACAACATCAAAAATGGTTGAGAGGTAGACATGAGTAATTATCATTGGTGTCATGGACCTGAGTGTCATGAGAAAAAAACACAGGATAGAATCAGAGGTGTCAAGGGCTCTAAGGTTTTAAGAACCAGAAAGATTGCAGAAACAAGTTGGAATTCAAACAATGTTTGGTCACACTTCTGTAGTCAGGGTTGTTGGACCGATTTTATGCATAAGCATTGGAACGAGTTTATTGGATTGCATCCAAGGACCGAGCCGCAAGAAACACCTATTGATATACAAGTAGAACAAAGGACCGATTACTTTGATAGACCATATGAACAGAAAGTCATAAAAGTAATTGACAATAATGCCAATCAAGTATAGGATGATCCTATAACAGAAAGGTATAATATGACAACAGAAAGAACAGAAAAAAGAGTAAACAGATTCAATGGTGAGTCTATTATGTTAACAAAAGAAGAAGCAAAAAGACATGATCAGATTTTTATTGATGAAGTTAATGCAACGTTAGAAGATTACAAACTTGGGCAAGGTGCAAGTAAACATTGGAAATCTATGCGTAAAAACTTAGATTGGTTTATGAAGCACAATGCCAAGGCCTACATGGTCCTATTGGACTAACCTTTCTTAACCTGGGACCAATAGTGGTCCCAGGTGCTCCCTAAAATTTGCAACTTTTTATTTATTAATATATAAAATATACAAAAGGGGTCCCAGTATGTGGCATTATATGCTAAGTTTTGTATACAGATAGCCTTAAAATACTTTTGGGATTTAAAAAGGTAACTAAAAAAATTTTGCAAAAATTTTTTTTGAATGCGTTATGGATATAGAGAAATTAAAAAATTTAGATAAATTACCATCTGATGTAAGAAGAGAGTTTGCATTGCTAGCAAATAAGTATGGTCAAAAGAAAAAAGAGTCTGAAATAAAAAATAATTTTATGTCTTTTGTAAAACATGTTTGGCCAGATTTTATTGAGGGTAGACATCACAAACAAGTTGCTAAAAAATTTAACGATATAGCAACTGGTAAAACAAAACGTGTAATAATTAATATGGCACCTAGACATACTAAGTCTGAGTTTGCATCGTACTTATTACCTGCATGGATGGTTGGAAGAAATCCAAAATTAAAAATTATACAATCTACAAATACAACAGAGTTGTCTGTAAGATTTGGTCGTAAAGCTAAAGCTCTCATTGATTCTCCTGAATACCAACAAGTATTTCAAACAAGGTTAAGAGAAGACTCACAAGCTGCTGGTAAATGGGAAACAGAACAAGGTGGTGAATATTATGCGGCTGGTGTTGGATCTGCAATTACAGGAAGAGGTGCTGACCTTTTGATTATTGATGATCCTCACACAGAACAAGATGCTATGAATGCTCAAGCTCTTGATAGAACTTACGAGTGGTATACATCAGGTCCTAGACAACGTCTTCAACCTGGTGGAACTATTGTGATCGTAATGACACGTTGGAATGAAAAAGATTTAGCAGGAAGATTAATCAAAGCACAAAAAGAACCAAGAGCAGATCAATGGGAGGTCATTGAGTTTCCTGCAATCATGCCAAGCGGTAAACCCCTGTGGCCTGAATACTGGAGCTT